TGTGAGCATGTGGTATGGTGATACCGAAAATACAATATCGCCCATATAGCCGATATACACAGCCGCCCGCCTCCTTTCTCATCTCATCCTCCAATAAATACGTTTGGGCTGCCTTCTGCCACACTGCCACCGCAGCTTACTGGATCACCTATCCGCCCGGCAGGAATCCCATTGATAAATACCGTGCTGCTGCCGCTGGCAATGACACCGCTATGTGGTGGATGCCCCGGGCAGCCATGTGCTGGATAAGCATCGCCTACACGGCCCGCACCTTTGCCATTGATGAACACATTAGGGCTATGGCCGGAAAGTCCTCGTGGCGGACAGGCATCATGGCCTGTATCCTTATCACCTTGTCTTGTTGCTGCCGGCATAATCTCACCGCCTCCTGTGTGTCCGATTCGGACACATTAATTGATGTTGATTGTCGGTGCCGTAATGGTCAGCGACTGTGATGCATGTATTTCCATCGCTCCGCTTTTGTTGACGATGTAGCTCCCATCTTTGTAACGGATGCTTCTGGTATCCGGATCTGACTCTGCAGGAGCATCTACATCACTGTAATGTGCCCCGATTACAAATCCTTCTCCCGGGCCGCTGCCACTGGTATTCGGCAGAAGGATACAGAGAACAGCATCTCCTATATCGGGCATCCAGTAATCCTTGGTCCCCTTCGTGCCTCGGCTCATAACATAAAGCTCGCCTGATGTCCGGTCTTCCTGGTCGGGTCTTGTGACCACCACCGTTCCCGGCTGGGAACCATATTGGGACACAATGCCAATGAAGATATACTGGGATATCGCCCGCAATAACGAATCAGTATCCATCCAGGCACCTCCTAATGTCAATCTTGGTTGTATAGCTCTCGCCTTGAATTTCATGGGTGACCTTTGTGGCCAGATACTTGCCATCGAAGTGACCGAAGTTCTGCATGGCGATAACCTGACCTGCGGCAAAATTATGGTTGCCAATGGTGGAGAAAGCGCCTGTCACGGCTTCTTTATTCGCCTCCCGCAACTTCTTCTTGGCCAGTTGTTCCGCCTCAGCCTTATCCTTAACCTGTTCACGAACCATAAGGACACGGCCTTCCTTTTTGCCTGGAACTGTGAACTCGCCCTCGATAGTCTCCTTCTTTTTGCCCTTCTGATATTTGACATGGCACTTATAGTAAGTGTCCCTGGTCTTTGCCCGGAAGCTGTAATCCAGCAACCAGCGCAAAGGCATTGTTTTTTCATCCAACTCTGCCTTCACTCCTGGCTTATACACGGTGATTACCGGGTCATCTTTCTCAAACTTGGCATCATCGAAGATGACAATCTTATCCGCCATGATTTTCAGGCTCATGCCATGGTCTTTGCAGATTTTCAGCAGGAACTCCAAATCTGACTGGTCAGCCTGCTCCACATGGTCAAGATTGGGATTCTCAGCACAATCCCACATAAGTTCCAATCCGTTCGCCTCGCAGATATCTGCGGCCGCTTTCCATACGGAAATATTCTCCCAGGTTTTATTCTTGCGGGTGCCCCGCAGGCTGGAATTGCCAATGATGGAAACGCCCTTGATTTTGATCGTTGAAGGAAAGCCTACAGCCTCAATCTCATCAATCTCAAACTTTCCGGCCTTGAATACCGTTTCACCATCCTGCAACGTGATGCGATTATAGGTATGAAGGGTGATGTCCAGCATATTCCCCTCACCCTCTGGAAACCAATCTGCCAGCCAAAGCTGTGCCCTGTCTTCCAGTTCCAGACTGATATCATCAGCGGTGTCGGAAAGGTTGTCGTTATACGTCATGGAGATAAGATATTTACTGATATCCTCGGAAATATCTTTTTCTTCCGTGCTTCCAGCAGGAATATACTTGATTTCCAGCCATGCCCGGCGGGACAATTCTGAGCCCTCTGGCAGTTCCGCCAGCCACTCATCCAATGGGTTCTGGTATTCTTCTGCCATAGGTTATCGCCTCCATGGGGGTAAAATGCTGGAAGTCTCTGGATCAGCCTCCGGGCAAATGATGGACACACCAGCTGGGAAGATGGCAATGTCCTTCAAATCCTCGTTGGCTTCCAGCAGTTTGGAGATATAGGCTTCCTTGCCGTAAACTTTGTAGGCAATCATATCCCACATGTCTCCTTGAATGGTGGTGTAAGTTTTAAGTGGCAAGTGAAGTCCTCCTTTCATTGTGGCTATTAGCTTTCATTATGTCAGGAATGCGGCGTTCCAAATCGCGCACCGCCCTGGCTATGACTGCCTCGATATTGGCCACTGTGTTGCCATCTGCATTACCTTGAATGGTAATAGCCGGCATATTGATTTCTACCTGCACATGGCCACCCGTGCTTGGCGGTTCCAATGCCACAGGAGCAGCTGCCATCTGTGCTTCCGACGGAGGTGCAATTACATCAGCAATGGTGCTGATTTCCGGTGGCAAAACGCCCAGCATTTTACCAGCCTGCTGCCACAGAGCTATTGCCCGCCTTGAACCGTCCAAAGGAATTGCCGCCTCTGCGCTATCTTCTGCAAAAGTCGTAAGGAATGGCCCACGATTATAAATTCCGCCTGCCGCATTATGAGCAACATTCGGGGCTGATGTGGTTACATTCACATGGAGACCGGCACTGAACTGAGATGATATCTGTGACCACGCCTGAGACAGCCTATCTACTACCACCTGCGCCATCTGGCCTGCCCAATTGGCAATATTCTCATAGGCTTGCTGCCCCCAGGTATTGGCAGCCTGCACGAATGCCTGGCCACCAGGCTGGCATTTCTCTGCCAGTTTCCCAAACTCTGCCGCCATCTGGTCGGTATTGGTAGTGGTGATTTGTGGCAGCTGCCCCATATTGGTTTGAACAGCCTGCACTGCTTCTCCTGATGCCGTTTGTGCACCAGTGGGGAAATTCTTCATCATGCCCTTCAGCTGTTCCATATAGCCAGATGTCTGTTGGACTTGTTGGCCAGCACCCTGCATATTATTTGCCAATGCTTGGGCATTAGCAGATGCCTCGCCAGACGCGCTGGCAGCCTCCTGAGTGGCCGCTGCAACTTGTTGAGCATTGGCTATAGCTGCAGAATTATCTGAGGTAACACCGGCGTTCTGCGCCGCCTGCGCCTGTTTTGCTCTTTGTTCCACCTCATCAGCTTTACCCATCAAGGTGTCAAACAAATCTCCGATGCCACCAGCAATGGTCTTGAACGTACCAATAGTACCGCCCAATAACCCCTCTACTGCCTGCGACGCGCCAGTCCAAATCTTTGCCCAGTCACCAGTGAAGATGCCCACGATAATATTGACCACACCGCCGATGAACTGAGCAATCGATGCCACTAGATTCATAATCACAGAAATAGCGGTACTAACAACACCAGCGGCAATGTCAAAGGCCGCGCCAATGGCAAAGCCCACATTGTTGATAATTCCCAAAATCCAGTCTGCAGATGTAGCAGTCCCGCCGGTCACGCTGTTCCATACGGCAAGGATTCTTCCCACCATATCACCAAAGGCTGCCTTAATCCGTTTGACCTGAGCGGATATCGTTCCGGAAATATGATTCCATACGATGGTGGCCGTCTCTTTGATGTTATTCCAGTTGGCTGCCAAAACGACAATCACAGCAATAATGGCTGCAATCGCTAAAATAACCGGTAGACCTACCGTGGCCAAACTTGCCATAAGCCCTGGTAAAGCTGCAAATGCTCCCGATATTAAACCGGGAAGAGCAGTAAATGCACGCCCAATCATGGCGGGCATTCCCAGCGCTGCTGTCTTTGCTGCCATCATCTGATTCTTCATGCCGCCCAGCAATGTAGTAGCTGTGATCACAGGATTCTTCAGGGCATTTGTTGCCGCTCCTAAAGCCGTTGTAGCAGCAGTGTGTATCCATGTTGCTGCAGCTGACATCAGCGTTACGGCCCGCAAGCCTAAGAAAGCAGCCTTCATTTCCACGATGGTTGTGGAGAAGAATCCCCAGGCGGCAAAAGCTAATGCCGCCCCGGCCACAGCTACTGTCAAACCAGCAACTGCAGCAGCCGCTATGCCAATCCCAGTGGCAAGGCCTTTGTTTTCGCTGGCCCACTTGGTAAGACCACCTACAAATCCAGCAACATAACGGGCTGCGCTTTCAACGTATGGCAGGAAGTTGTTGCCGATACATTCAGATAATCCTTCCAAAGCTGAGTTCATTGTCTCAATGCCACCCAAAGCATTGTTCTGCATTGTTGCGGACATTTTCGCAGAAGCTCCATCAGCCTTCTGTATTGAGCCATAGAGTTTATTGAAATCCTCATCCGTGCCCATAACCATTGCCAGGAGGCCTGCTATAGCTTCTTGGCCTGCAAGCATGTTAGAGAATTTTATCTTATCCAGCTCGCTGAGCTTTCCACCATTTTCCTTGATCTTGTTGAGCATCTGGATAAGCTCATCTTTTTTCTTCACCTTGCTGCCACTCAGGGCTTCTACCATGTCCGTAATTTTAGATGCATCTACTTGTTTGAATGCACCACGCATTTCTTGAATGACCTTGGTGAAGCTCTTCATCTTCTCTTTACCATCGGCTCCTACTTCAGTCAT